TATTATTTTTAACAATAAGAAAGAAGAAGAGTTGGTAGAAAGATTTTTAACACTAGCACATGACTATAATCTTATTGATGAGTTAGAAGACATAGACAAAGAGTGTTGCGAACAAAGTATGCTTGAAGGTGATACCATATTTTTAGAATCTGCTATATGTGATGCATTAGTAATGGTAGAACCTGATGTACCTCCTATCTGTATTGACTCTGATAGTGTAGACGGTGTTTGTGTTACTTGTGGAGCTTTAACTAATGGAACATTTAATGGTGAAGAAATGAGTTATGAAGACTATCTTGATATGAAATCTAGCGATAGTAACTGGCAATGTGAAGAATGTTATAACAAAAGAGATGACACCTAAATGGGACAAGTTAGAGTACAATGCTCTTACTGCGGTAGGGATGTTGATAAGATAGAAATGAATCCTACTGGAACTGCTATGGAGATAGTAGAACAATTAGTTGAAATGATGAAGATGGCAACCATAAAATGTAAGTGTGGAATGGCTAAAAAATTAGCAAAAGAAGAAGTTATGAAAGGTAATACTACCAATAATTAGTGAATAAATTAAGTGAAAATCTCCTATTAATTAGGGGATTTTTATTTTTGACAAAATATAGAAATTTTAAAATGGACAATTCAGATAACTTATAAATTATGAATAATATACAATATAAGCCTAGTTAATGAATAAAACATGTGTCACAATGTGCTACTTTGTGTAACATTTACATATACTTACATCTTAACGAATAATCATCTATACGATTTTACTCCGTATTACTCAGTTTTTCTCATTTAAAACATAGTATTATCAATTAGATAGACATTGACGAACAAAACATTATACGAATTTGAAGTGTATAATCGACCATGTAAAAATAATTACTTTTCATTTATACGACCTTTAAAAGCATACACAATAGGGATTATTAAATATTGACGAAAAATGAATAAGTAACTTCCTTTATTCACCCATGAATATCTAGATATTCACCCATGCATATAAAAGAATATAAAGATATATAAAGATAAAAGATAAAAGACAGAGACTCGTTTCACTCGTCAGTATCATTCACTGATGAATAACTTTAATTCCAGTAGAAGATGATCTACAGATTTGTTGTGACTAGTAGGTACATAAAATTGAGCAAAGCATAAAATATAGTAGACTCGATTCAAAGGGGGATATATCGTGGGCAAAGTTTATGAAGACTCATTGTTCTACGGAATCGCAGAAAATTTAACAGACGAACAAAAGTTATTCATTGATGCTACACAAAGTCATGACGTTATTTTTTGTAACGCCAAACCTGGTACTGGTAAAACTCTACTGTCAGTAGCCATAGCAAAATATCTTGTAGAGTGCAAAGATAATCCTTATACATCAGCAACCTACATTTTTGCACCAGTACAGGAAAAATCTATGGGTAATAGGCCAGGAACACAGCTAGAAAAAGAACAAGCCTACATACAGCCTTTACGAGATGCCTTAATCAAGTTGAATGAACTTCCTAATCTAGCCATCATTACAGAAGACCCGTTAGAAAAGAGATCAAGGTCAAGTTGGATTTACCCTACCTCTCATACCTTTAAACGTGGGTGTAACTTAGAAAGTACGATTGTTATTATCGACGAAGCACAGAATTTTACCCTACTGGAATTGAAGAAATTATTTACAAGAGTAAATATTGAGAGTTGTAAAGTTCTTGTTATGGGACATTCTGGTCAATGTGACTTGAGTAACACGAGACTTTCTGGGTTTGAACCATATCTTAGCCATTTTTCAGGAGATTCACGAGTTGCTTTTATAGAACTTACACAAGGTTTTAGAGGATGGTTTGCGGATAAGGCCGACGAACTGTATTAATGCTCTAGGATGACCGTAAATGAACTAATTATTTAGACCCTCATAACTAATTACTAAACTACTAAAAGTACCTCAGAACTAAAGTCTCGAAGTCTGAGGTACCTTCTTATACAATAACACTACAAACTGGAGTGCTTAGAATGGCTGAAAATTTAACAGACAGTATAATGAGCGACAATAGAATACTGAAGCTAATGGATGAGTTAGGGGAATCCTTGACAAAGGAAGAAAGAGAATTACTCATTCAAGTTATTAAAAGTAATCATGGAGGGGAAATTGACGCACTCACAGACTTAATGGGTTACACATATGAAAGACAGCCTGTTCCTATGAGGCAGTTTATAGAGGACGAAGAATACCTTGGATTAAAAGGGCAGGTATATCCTGTAATACTAGATGATTTGGAAGAGCTGTTTGATAGTACCAAGTACAATGAAGCTGTTCTTACAGGCGGGATTGGTTGGGGAAAAAGTTTTTTCGCTGAAACAGCGTTGACTAGAATGGTTTATGAAGCGTCCTGCCTACGGAATCCTCAGAGAATGTTCGGTCTTGCAGACGGTTCTATTATTGCTTTCGTAAATGTGTCCATAAATTTACAGCAAGCTAAGAATGTTGTATTTACTGGTATTAAGAACAAAATGTTAAATTCAAAGTATTTCAAGAATATATTTCCTTACGACTCAAATTTGAAGACAGAGATGAGGTTTCCGAAAGGAATCTGGATTAGCCCTGCTGCGTCCTCAGAAGGTGGAGTAATCGGATTAAATGTATTTGGTGGAGTACTTGACGAAGTAAATTTTATGGCTATTGTTTCTAATTCAAAACAGTCCTCTGATGGTGGTACCTATGACCAGGCTACTCAGTTGCATAATGCTCTTATTCGCCGTATGAAATCTCGTTTTATGAAACAAGGAAAGTTACCTGGTATTTTACTAGCTATATCATCGTCACGGTATCCTGATGATTTTACAGAACGAAGAATAAAAGAAGTTACTGAAAATGCTGAGACTGATGTATTTGTTAGACGATATGAACAGTGGGCAACAAAGAAGAAAGGGACTTATAGTGGAGTAACTTTTTCTGTATGTCTTGGTGACGCTCTTGTTAGGTCACATATAGTTAAGACTGATGAAGAAAGAGCAGAAGATAAAAAGAAGAACCTTGAGGTAATAGAAGTACCTATTGAGTATAAACGTGACTTTGTTAAAGACATTGACATGGCTATTCGTGATATAGCAGGAAGACCTACATTAGCTATTAGACCATTTATATTGCAGAAAGAAAAGTTATATCAAGCGATACAGTGGGGAAGAGAATTACATATGGTTCATCCATTTAGTAAAGAAGTAACGACTTTACGAGATGGTGCTGTGCTAATTAGAGAAATGTTTTGTACAAAGTCTATTGAAGATATACAGAAGCAGCACTACATTCATATTGATCTTGGACTTACTGGTGATGGATGTGGATTTTGTATGGGGCATGTAACTGCCATGAAAAAAGTAATTAGAAGAGACTTAAAAAGTAACATTGAGTTTACTGAAACTGCACCTATTATTATGACTGATCTAATGTTAAGGATTGTTGCAGAGCCAGATAAAGAGATTCAGATAGGTGATGTTAGGGCATTAGTATATGAGTTAAGGTCATTTGGATTTTTTATTAAAAAAGTTACCTTTGACCAATTTCAAAGTAGTGACTCTATACAACAGCTAAATAACATAGGTATAGAATCTGAAAATCTATCTGTTGACTCTAAACTTGATGCATACAATTCATTTAAAGATGCATTGTATGAAGACAGAATGATAATGTACGACTACTTACCAGCAGTAACAGAAGCGGTAAGGTTGGAAAAAGTTGAGCTTAAGAATAAAGTCGATCATCCTAAATCTGGAAGTAAAGATGTTACGGATGCTATAGCTGGAATGTGCTATCATTGTTCTATGCAGGAGCAATCTACTACTGTTGCTCAGTCATTAGGTGAACTAGACGAACTACCAGAACAGTCAAGTAATGAAGAAAAGCATAATATTTATGACTTTGATCCACTTGAGTATTATTTTAATCAGATAGAAAAAGACATATTTTGAGGAATAAAATTGTTGCATACGAATATGATTTATAGACGTTATCAAGGAGTGTGGTAAGATGCCAAGAGTTGGAAGTATTCTTAAAAGATGGTCTAATAAGATATTCTCTACAGATAAAGATTTAGTTAAAGACCCGAGTGATGTTGACTCTGATAGCGAGACAATGAACGGATACCAAGCAATCGCGCAGATTGATCCAAGGGACATTGCTGATTATTACCAAAAAGGTTCCAGAGATACTTTTAATTGGTACATAAATCAGATTAGAACAGAATTGTCTAAAGACAAGCTATACGACATGTTTACAGAGATGGACAGGGAAAGTCCTGAGTTATCATCAGCACTGGATATTTATGCAGACAATGCTGTACAGTCTGATAATGACTGGGAACCTGTTATTAAGATTGACACAAAAAGTGCAAAGGTTAAAAAGGTACTTACTGATTTTATTGATACTGTTAAGTTAAATGACAGTGTATGGACTATTGCAAGAGACTTAGTTAAGTATGGGGAACACTACGAAGAATTAGTAGTTGATAAAAATATTAGACCCTGTCGTATAAAGAGTATTCATGGAAAATTTATGGTTCGTAACGAGGATGAATATCGTAGGTTAAAGGACGTAGCATTCTTACAGAGAAGTGAGTTTGACCAAACTAAAAAAATTGCAGATTTTCGTAAATGGCAAATTACTCATTTCAGAATGATTAAAGACAGGGCTAAGAAATATGGGATAGAATCAAGTGTACTTTTTCCAGCTATGAAGGTGTACAAGCAAATTTGTATGATAGAAGACTCTATGGTTATAGCCAGGTTATCAAGAGCGCAAATGAAGTACGCTCATGCTGTTGATGTAAGCAGCATGTCTAAAGATGAAGCACTTGAGTACATTGATAGAGTAAAAAAGAATTTAAAAAAACGTAGAACAATAGACCCAAGAACCGGAAAGCAAGACCTTAGGTATAATCCATTAAGTGCAGAAGAAGACATATTCTATGGTGTAGGCAAAGATGGTAAAGGTGATGTAAAGGTACTACAAGGAGACAATAATCTATCTAACATCAAAGATGTTTACTATTTTCAACGTAAGTTATTTTCTGCAACAAAAGTACCTAAAGCATACGTAGGATTAGAGGAAGATGTAAATGCTAAAGGTACTGTAACAGAGCAAGAAATACAGTTTGCTAGAAGTGTACGAAGACTACAAATGGCTATCATAGCTGGATTGAAGGAAATGTTTGATGTAGTATTATCACTAAACGGTATAGCACCTTCTATTGACGATAGCAGATATAGAATTATACTTCCGTCTATTTCTCAAATTGACGAACTTCGTAAATGGCAAGCAAGACTTGTTAAAATGCAGGTTGCACAGATGTATAAACAAAACTTCATGGTTAACTCTGAATACTTAATGCGTGTATTCCTTAATATGACTGACGATGAAATTAAACAAGTAATGGATAACCAAGACCCCATTATGGCACAAATGCAGCAGTTGCAGATTCTACAGATGAAGTCACCACTACCATCAGGTGAATCACCAACAAGTTCAACTAATAACAAGGCAATGTCTGGTGGTGGTGGTGCTAAGTCTATGGGTGGCGCAGGAAATAAACCCCCAGTAAAGAATCCTACTGACACTAAACATAACACTACAAATTCTACTACACGTAAGACACAGAGAAAAGCTGGAACTAAGTCGCCTGGAACTTCTACTGGTGAGGATACTGAGTACACTGATGACGAGTTAGTAAGTATGCTGTTTACAGAAACTATTGACAATGTTGAACTACTTCTTAGTGCAATTGAAGCATTTAACAGGCAGAAATCTAAACTTTCTAAATAAATGTTAACAAATGTGAATAGATATTTATTAACGTTGAATATAATGTACTGTTATATGAACTAGTATGTGTACCAGAGAGGGGGTGTAATACATGAAACGTGTTGGGAGACTTGTCGAACATAAAGATAATCCAGCACAGGATTACTATACAGAAGGGTACATAAAACTTTCTGAAGATGCTCCAGCATCAGGTCAGGTACCAGAAGTAAACGGTTACAGACATGTAGAAGGTGTTGCTGCAAAAGGTAACATTGTAAATCGAAATGGCAGGTTTTATTCTACCCCTATTCTGTCTAATGCTGTTGAAAAGATACAGGATGATGTTAAGGGTAACAAGTTTCTTGGTGAACTTGAACACCCTTGGGAAACACGTTCTGCCTTAGAAAGAGCTGCGGTTAAGTACACAGACGTATTTATGGATGGAGACTTAGTTAGATTTAAAGGACTAGTACTTCATACTGAAAGAGGTAAACAATTAGAGGCGTTGCTTGATGGTAAAGTATACGTTGGTGTGTCAACAAGAGGTTACGGTACTGCAAAAGTTAAAGAAATGGGTGGACAAGAAGTCGAAGATATTCAGGACGACTATCGCTTGAGTGGTTTTGACTTTGTTTTAGACCCTTCTAATCCTAGTGGTGGAGTTAATAAATTTGAATCGACAAATAAGGGGGCAAAAAGAATGACGATTGATGAATTAAAACAGACTGAACCTGAACTTTTTAGTAAGATTGTTACAGAAGCTAAGAAAACAGGTGCCGATGAAAAAGAAGCAGAATTAAAACCTGTTCATGAAAAAGCTATCGGTGAAGCAAAAGTAAGTGCAGTTGAGGACTACAAGAAGACTGACGAAGCTAAGAAGTTTGAAAGTGCTTTTAATGCTGTAGTGTCTGCTATTCAACCTAACTTACCGACAAGTGTTGTTATTCCTGATACTGAACTAGGTAAAAAAGTAACTACTCTTGAATCTGAAAAAGTTACACTTAGCTCAAAGCTTACTGAAGCTGAACAACGTGCTACTGCTGCCGAAGGTAAACTTCAAGAAGTAACTACTGGTAAAGCAATTGCTGAATCAGTTGATTCTAAGATTAAGGGAAGTAAGTTTGAAGGTACAAAGTTTGAAGAAACATTGCGTACTCAATTAACAGAATGTAAAACTGTTGATGAAGTTAGCTCAAAATTTGTTTCTTTGTCAGGTATGTTTGAGCAGTTTAATGTACTTACGGAAAGTGAAGAACACAACACTCCAAAAGGTTCTAGTAAACAAGTACCTAAGAAAGAAGACACTCACGGAGAACCTAAGAGTAAATACACTGAATCACAGCAACGTGCTAGAAATCTTGCAGGGTTAAAAGAAAAAGAGAACGACAAAGAATAAACTAAGATACACAAGGAGGTAAACGAACATGAAACAAAATGCTAACACTGTATTTATGGAAGAAGATGCTGCTCGTAAAGAAGCATGGGCGTATCTTACAGAGGATATTAAAGATGACTATGACAGACGAGTACTTGAAGTACTGTGTGAAAACCAGAAAAATTTTTACGAACAAAAGTATAAAATGGACCTTGAATCTTTGCAGGAAATTAACACAACGGGTAATATTGACCCCTTCACAACATATGCATTTCCACTAATGCGCCGTATTTACCCTAACCTGATTGGTAAGGAACTTGTATCTGTTCAACCTATTCCACAACCAACTGGTAAAATTTTCTACATCGACTTTAGCTATGGGGCTGATTTGGCTCCTACTAAAAAGGGAGATCAGTTTGCATGGAATAACAGTGATCCTACTTCTGATAAAATGGCTAAGTTTAACCCGTACTATGCACTAGGACGTGCAAAAGGTGAAACTCTTGGTACAGGTGATGGTACTAACAAGGTATTCAAAACTGCTTTAGCTCCTGTATTTGCAAATAGTCTTGTATTGTACGTTAATTCTGTAGCAGTAACTACTTTTACAATCCAGACTAATGATCCTGTTAATGGAGTAACAATTCAATGTACTACTGCACCTGCATCAGGTTTAACAGTTACTGCCGATTACATTCAGAATACAGAAGGTCAAAAGTACGTACCGGAAATTGACTTTGCTATTACTGATGCAAGTATCTCTGCCGAAACACGTAAGATGAAAACTAAATGGACCCTTGAAACTGAACAGGACTTGATGGCATACCATGGTCTGTCTGCTGAACAAGAGTTAACAGGCATGATGGGTGACGAGTTTATGCGTGAAATTGACCGCATGATCGTTAATGACCTTATGGCTGGAGCTACAGCAGGTAATGTTAACTGGTCTAAAACGTACCCTGGAAATACTTCTGGATATAGCCAAAAAGAATACAATGAAACTCTGTTCCACGCTATTCTAGATGCTTCTCAGTTGATCTACATGAAACGTTTACGCGAAGCAAACTTTATTGTAGGTTCTCCAGATTTTTGTACTAGACTTGAGAAGATTAGCTCATTCCGGTATGCTCCTGGCATTGGTGGCGGGGATGTAATGTCTGGTATGAACGTATTTGGTACTTTGTCTAACCGTTTCAAGATTATCCGTGATCCTTTAATGGCTTCTAACATGGCTCTTGTAGGGTATAAAGGTAACACTTGGATGGAGACAGGATACGTATATTGCCCATATATTTCTTTGTATGCTACTCCAGTATTTATGCACCCAGAATGGTTGGTATCTGTTCGAGGTATCATGTCTCGTTACGCTAGAAAGATGATTACCGGAGACTACTACGCAACTGTAACAATTAACTAAGACAAGTAACTGAATGATGAGTGGCATATGTCACTCATCTTCTAATAAAATTTAGGAGAGATACAAAATGGCTAATAAACTATATGAGAATCATACAAATATGTTACAGGTTGTTTATGACGATAGCATGGAACCTTACAAAGTTGTACCTCAAGGTACAGTAACTCTGGATGAAAAATCTGGAGATAAGTACGGTTGTCTTCGTGAAAAGAAAGCTGACGAAAGTAAAAAAGATGACAACAGTAAGAAGGACGATAAGAAGGACGTTAAAGTATAATTTCCTTGTTAGGAGTGGTACCTATGATTGACCCTATTGCACTTAAGTCAGAAATAAGAGGTCTACTTGGTAACCCACTTACAGCAGAAATTTCAGATGCAACCATAGCGAGTGCAATTAATGCATCCCTTATTGAGTATTCACGCTATAGACCAATACGTAAACCGATTATGCTACAGATAGCTGTAGACATAGCGGAATACAGTCTGGATGCTGACGTAATAGGGGTGCTTGATTGCACTCTCTCTTTTGGGGAACTTGCAGGACCTGATGCTATAAGTGCTCTTACCCTAATCGAATTTGAGCAGGAAACATTTGGAATACCTCTTTTAGATTCTTACTACAGACGATTAAGCCCATCATCAATTAATATTTTTGAAAGGTATAGAACTGCTGAAGATAACTATTATGGCTACGATGCAGAATTTATGCTAGACGAAAACTCTAACCCTTCAATAAAGTTTACGCCTCCTCCTAGAATATCCGGTTCTATTCCTATGGTAGTTGGACTTATGCATACACCAGCATCATTTCCATTAAAAGATAGAGAAACACTTAAACTGTATGCACTAGCAGAGGCAATGGAATCATTAGCGAGTTTTAGGGAGAAGATAGAGGTAGTTCCTACAAATGCAGGGTATAAAATGACCCTTGACAAAGGTACTACATTACTTGAAAGAGCTAGGCAGAAGAAGGAAGAGTTTGAGAGAAAAATGGGTACTGGAACATCTTGGTTTATGAAAGGGTGATACTATGAGTCTTATAAGTCCTGACCATTTAACTTACCTACTTGATCTTTATGACCAGGCATATATGTATCAAGCACTACCCTTACCAATAAAACGAATTGATGCTACAGCAGTAGCCTCTAAAGTAGACGATTTGTTTGATGAAGTACTTGACAAGATATGGATTTCACCTGCAAGCTCTATAATAAATGCTATAGTTTTAAACAAAGTAACACCGGAAATACAGGATAGATTTGCTACTAGGTATCCTATTAAACTAGTAGTTAGAGTATCAGAGTTAGAACTTATACGACAGAACTGGGTGCTTAGTCCTATTGATGTCGTTACATGGCCTAATGAACTAGGAGTTCTAACAGACTATTATGCTATAACATGTCAAGACGATGGTTTGTTTATAGACTCTGACGGAAATAAGTCCCCACTTACACACACAATGATATGCACTGACGAAAAGGCACCTACACAAAATGGATAAAGCAGTTATATGGACAAAAGAGAACCCAGAAAAATGGGAAAAATTTCAAACTAAGCTAATCTTTATGGCTAGTGGGGCGTTACTAGAACAAGCTAGAAAAGAAGTAATAAAGGTACTAAATAAGGCAAAAGAAGACATTATTAAAGATGTAGAAGGGCAGAGTATACCGCTTGAGGCACTATCAGAAAAATACGCAGCATACAAAGCTAGTCATGGCCTTGATACAAGAATACTTATAAGTACAGAAGCGTACTTACATAGCTTAAAAGTAGAAAAAATTGACTCAAATACGTTCATACTACATCCTACTGGAAGTACTACTAGAGGACTATCTATGGAAAGTTTAGGTACTATGTTAGAGTATGGTTCTGGTAGACTGCCATCTAGACCTCACTGGGTTTATCAGAAAGGGCCAGTTAAGAATGAAGTAACAAAGAAATTAACTGACTTGATAAGACTACAAGGTGGTGTTTAAAGTGGACATACCAATTCAGCAGTTGCCTAACATGCTAATGTTAAATGCAACTCACTTAGCTATGAAGAATAAACTTCAAGGTTTAACACTGCCTGGAAAGAATAATACAACAATTACAGTTGATGCTTCATATAGTAGACCTGAAGAGTGGATAAAAACAAGAATACCTCCTGCATTGAATGTTAATTGTGTAATGACAAAGTTTGATCCTACTAGGCATACAATTGACTACATGTACTCATATGCTGATAGTACTAAGCAAGTTATACACGCTAAACGAATGATGACACCATTTTTATTTTTTTATGAAATTAGGTTTATAACTGCGCTTGGTCAGCATAACATATTATTAAGTGAACAAATTCTTAAAAGATTACCGCCCTTAGGCTTTGGTGGATATCTAGAAATTCCTTTTGACACAGCAGTTATAGAGTGTCCATTTGTTATAGAGGATGAAAGGGATATTTTTTTCCACAATTCTCGTGTAGCACAGACTACTGAGTTAAGAGAGTTTGAGGATTGTTACAGGTACAAGGTATTTGGTTGGCAGGATACATATGATACTATTGATCTTAAAACTATCAATACAGTTAATGTTAATATACTAGAAGGGTGGCCTGATTAAAATGAGTGACGAGATAATTGAAAAAGATGTAGAAGTAAAAAAAGAACAGTGTACTATTACTAGTTTAGTAGAATATCCGCTTGTGTTTAACTTGCTTAAATATCCTGTAGAAGATGGATTTTCTAAGTTCTACGGATTGTATTTACATCCAAAAGAGACATCAAGTGTACTTAACACAGGTGATTTAACTACTGAAGTTCAAAAGGCTGAAAGCAAAAAACTTGTTAAAATAAACTTGTTATAAGGAGGATTGATTAAGTTGGCTAATAATGTATATTTATCCGCTGGTGTGTATCCGTCAGAACTTGACTTTACACAGTACGTTAGTTCTGTAGGTACAATTGCACTAGGAATAGTTGCAGTAACTGAAAGAGGCGTAGAAGGGGAAACAGGTGCTAATACTGCTATAACGTCTTGGTCTAATTTTCAAGTAATTGCAGGGTCATATAGGAGCGATAGCTACGGAGCATATGCCGCAAGAAGTTATTTCGATAATGGTGGCGGTAATGCCTATGTATCAAGAGTTTTGAAAACTGGGGTAGATGGATCGTTTACTACTGGTAGTGTTCGTGCAGCAGCCGCTCTTGTAGACATAACAACTCCTACTGCACTGCCTATATTGCAGGTAAACGCTAGATCATTTGGAACATGGGGTAATAAACTGTCTGTGACAATAGTACCTAATACTAAGATATATGCAGATGGGTTTAACCTTAATGTTTATTACAAAAATGATTCCGGTGTACCTACTCTTGTTGAGTCATTTACTCAATGCACAATGAACAACACTAAGCAGGATTATGCTATCTCTAAAGTACATAGTCAGTATATTGTACTCACTAACCCAGCTACTCCAAGCGTAAAGACAATAGCAGCGCAAACAGTAACTTTACTAGGTGGACTTGAGAATGTTACAGGACTAGTAGACCTTGATTACACTAACGCTATTGATAATTTTGCCACTTCACCTATAACATTGCTTATTATACCTGGTAATAGCTCTGCTGCTGTTCTTGACTACGCTATTACGTTTGCAGAAAAGCGTAACGATGTTATTGTAATTGCAGATACTGCTCAAGGATTATTGCCAGCAGACGCTATAGCCTACAGAGAAAATTCTAGTGTTCCATTTAATTCATGTTTCGCTGCTATGTACTATCCATGGCTGGGAATTTCTGATCCTTTGAACAATTGCAATAAAGTAATTCCACCTTCCGGTGCTGTTGCTGGTGTATATTGCAGAGGGGCAGTATGGGAGGCACCAGCAGGAGTTGATCTCGGTGTGCTTAATAATGTTACTTACATGGAAAGAAAGTTAGCTAAGGCTGACATGGACTTGTTGTATGCAGATAACATTAATCCGATTACCTCTTTCCTTGATACAGGTGCAGTAATCTGGGGGCAAAAAACTTTGCAGATTCAAACCACTGATCGTGACAGAGTTAACGTTCGTAGACTTATGTCGTATCTTGAAACTTCTATTGACGCAACTTGTAAAACTGTTGTGTTTAAGGCTAATATTAAGTCTACATGGTCATTGTTGGAACGAAGAGTAAAACCATTTTTACAAAGAGTAGAAGACGCTGGCGGGATATATGATTTCTTGTTTGTGTGCGACTCTACTAACAATACTTCTGCTGATATTGACGAGCACATAATTACAATTGACATATACATTAAGCCTACGATAACTGCTGAGTTTATCAAGATTCAGTACATACTTACTCCTACTGGGTCTACTTGGAAAGAAGTAAGTAGTTTAGTATCATAATATTATTAAGGAGGAATTATAATGGGTACAATGATGAATAGTGATGGAGTTACACCGCTTAATCTTGTTCAAAAATGGCAGTTTGGAGTAGAAATAGACGGTTTCACTGCTGCTAATTTTCATAAATCAAGCTTACCTGATGTTGACTTCGATGAGGTTAAATTTTCTCCTGGTGGGGCTATTTTCGATCAGAAAGCAGCAGGTAGAGCGCACTACAAGAATGTTACCTGCGAATTAGGTCAACCAGCAGATGGGTCAGACACAGACATTTTAACCTGGATTGGTCAATGTTTAGATGCAGTTAACAATTCTGGTGGCCTTCCTAGTGACTATATGAAAGATGTTGATATAGTTCAATATAACAGATCAGGTACTGAAATTAAGAGATGGAGACTGCATAGTTCATGGATTAAAAATGCTAAAATGGGTGACGTTGAGGGTGGTTCTTCTGAAAACGTAATCCGGGCAATTGAGATATGCTATAACTACTTTGAATTAGTATAATAAATATTTTATAAACGGAATACACTGTAGGGCAAGGTAAAATCCTTGCCCTATAACTATACGGAGGGGTCTATAAATGAGCAGAAATTTAAAAACAGACACAGAGTTATTGCCAAGGTCAGGTAAATCAGTAACTTTTAAAGAAATGACTGGTTACGAAGAGGATTTACTAACTGATCGAAAAATGATGAAGTCAGGTAAAGCGATTGAAAAGTTTCTATCAGGGTGTATTGTAGAACTTGATGGTAACAGTGATGTAACTGAAAATGATGTTTTGTCTCTGTTCACTACAGATCGAGTGTTTTTAATGATTAAGATTAGACAGCTTTCATACGGGGATATTATTGAACAAGCAGAAGTAACTTGTCCTAATGAGAATTGCGGGGAAAAGAACTATCTAACGATTAATCTTTCAGAACTACCTGAAACCATAGCAGATGATACAGATGGAGATAAACTATACACCATAGACATAGAGGAAGAGGGAATAAAATTAACCTTTAGAGACTTAGTTGGGAAGGATGAACAGAAGTTATTTAAAGTTCAACCTTCTGAAGCAATGTCTGTTGGTACTGCTATTCGTTTAGTTGAGGTAATTGACAACGGCGAAACTGTACATCCTAACGGTGTTATAAAATGGTATAAAGGATTACCTGCTAGACTTCGTAATCTTATACGTAGTGAGATGGAAAAAGTGCAGGTAGGAATAGACTCAGCTATTACAGTTAAGTGTGATAACTGCGGTCAAGAATGGAAGATACAGGTTGAAACATTAAGGAGTTTTTTCTTCCCAGGGATGTAAAGGAAGAGGTATTTTACTTAAGTTATGGTGGTTCTAATCTAGGGTCATGGGAAGACTTATTTAACATGCCGACATCACTTAGAAAATATTACGTAGAAAGACTTGAAGATCAGATAGAGAAAGAAAAACGAGAAACTAAGTAGGTGAAGTAGATGCTTACGCTTGGTATAGTTGTTGCACTTAGGGATGCCTTTACTCCAGTAGCTGGAAAGATTCAAAATAGCTATGGTTCTTTAATGGATCATTTGTTTGGTTATACCAATCAAGCAGGAGATAAGATTCAAGGTGTAGCTAATAAAATAGGAAATAGTATGTACTCAGTATGGACAGGTATGAGTTTACTTATGCATGGGGCAGCAGCACTAGCCCCTATTTTGTTTCCTACAGAAGCAGCAGCTAAATTTGAACATCAAATGTCTATGATTCGTACTGTCTGGACTCCAGGTGAGGACCTACATAGGGCAACAAATGCAGAAATGAAGTCATTATCTGATGACATTATGAAAATATCTCTTACGTTAGGTGCTGACGCTAAAGAAATGGGCCGTGGTGCCTACAATATAGTTCAGGCTAACGTTCATAACCAAGAGGACATTAAGTCTATGCTAACCCTATCACAGAAGATTGTAGCGGCTGACCCGTTAACAAACTTAGCTGATACTACTCATGGTTTAGTGTCTATTAAGAATGCTTTTAGTCTTAACACACAACAAATGGAAGAATCTGCCAACAATTTATTTCAGGCATTATCTTCAGGGCAAATGATTTTCAGTGAGTTTAATGAATCACTAGGTAAAACTATTGAAATGGTTCGTGTAGCGTCAGGAGATAGAGGTCTTAATCAGCCTACTCAAGTATTACGAGAGTTCTATTCTGGAATTGCTGCATGGACATTATCAGGTGGTACCGCCTCAGAAGGTATGACTGGCATGAGGGCAGCAATGGCTAAAGTTGCGCAAAGACGGAACAAGAAGACAATGGAAGATATTGAGACTATGAGAAGTCAAGGTATGCTACCTAGCAATTTTCAGTGGAGTGTTGGTTGGGCTAATAAGACTGAGATAGAGGGTGGAGCAGGAGGTCTTCAAAAGTTCTTCCAGATTGTTGAAGAGGGAGCTAAGAAACTTGCTGCTGCTAAAGGAACCGGAGTATTTGATGAATTAAGAAGACTGTTTAATAGTAGTGAAGCAGCATCATATGTTATGGCTACTACAGGAGATCAAAAGTTTCAGTTGTATAACAATATCTTAGAAGAAATGACTAAGCGTGGAGATTTCTTAGAACAAGCATATAAGATAGCTATGGACTCCCCTGTTAGGCAATGGGAAGCTTTACAAAATACATTTAAGAACTTTCAAATTGTTTTAGGAGAACCATTAATGAATCCTTTATCATTAGCTTTAAAAGGATTTAGAGAACTACTTATAAATATGACACTGCTTATTCATGACTGTCCGTACTTAACATATGTTATAGCTGCATTAAGTGCAGCAGTAAGTACACTGTTCCTTGCTATAGGTAGTTTGCTAATAATAGGTGGAGTAACGAGGATGATTAAAGAAGCTTATGCTGTTAGTAGCATAGCTTTTAATGCTATAGGTAGTGGACTAGCTTCTATTGGTAGGGGTTTATGGGTGTATGCTCCAGCAATAGCAGTAATAATTATTCTTATGTTTACTTTGTACCAGGCGTGGAAGAACAACTGGGGAAATATGAGAACTGACCTACAAGCTACGTGGGAAAAAATAAAACTTGTAGGTGGAGCAATAAGTGAACTTATACGATCACAGAATGGTGCTAATGGATGGATGAGTACTGCTACGTTTAAAGAACTTAAAGCAGCAGGATTACTTGAGTTTGTTGTAACATTGTACATGATTATACGGAGATTACAGTATGCCTGGGAAGGGTTTTCAAACGGGCTACAAATAGGGTTTAAGGCATTTATGGGTATAATGTACGTTGTATTCAGAGTAATGTGGCCCATTGTTGAACTACTTGGTTTACTAGTACAAAAAACACTAGAATTTATCGGATTAGCTAAGTCATTCCAAGTATCAGGAAATTGGAAAAGTTTTAGCAATATTTTAGGAACTATAGCAGGATTTCTATTTCCTATCTGGGCTATATTTGTTGGGATAGGAAAGGCTGGGGCAATATTAAAGTCAATATTTAGTACGTTATTTAGTCCGTTATTACTAATGGGAAGGTACATAGCAAGAATGTCTGGTGGATTTGGAAAACTGATAAGTCTTGCTGCTAAGTTTGGTGGTACTTTATGGGGATGGTTTATACGCTTAGGGATTATGGCTTTAACTTTT